TGCATTCTGTGACTAGAAATCCAACCAATAGGAGTTCGAATGACGGCAACCATAAGCATATATAAGCCCACCCATTCAAACCAAACAGGAACTTTGAATTGTTTATGACAATAATGTCTGTGCAATAGAATACTTGCACCAAAGTGAGAAATTATTTGACTCCATACAAGTCCTAAAAATATTGCAATAAATAATTCGGTCATGTGATCTCCTACTGTATTTATATTATACAATAATTATAGAAATCAGTCAAGGATTAATATAGTGCGTTCCAAGAAACACCGTCAAAGTATACTGGGTAACTTACTGAACCGCCTTTGGACGCAGGATCCCAAGTAGTACCATCTGCTACTGCAAACATACCGTCGGTTGGTGATGCAGGCGGTGCAGCTAGAGGATTTACCACCATAGTACCAGTAACTTCAAGCTCGGCTCGCGGTTGTCTACCAAGTCCTTCAAATCCTGACAACCCAGCTTCGCCGTTGATCATTACTCTACCATTATTCCATATTTTGAAAAATTGAGTGTAATTACCTACCCCGCCAGGACTTGGAAATATGATATATTGATCTTCACTATAACTATTTGCCCAGTATGTAGTATCTTCACCGTTTATACTAACACCGTGGTTGTGTTTGGTAAATTCTGTGCCACCGCCGGGCCATGGAGAAGTTTCTTTTCTATAGAAGTTTGCATTTAGAATCTCTGCTTCGCTGTATTGACCTAAAAACTGAGATGTAACTCTTTGAGAAGTAACTTCGTTTGCAACAATAGTTCTATCTATCGCTTGAACAAATACTGTTGAATCGTCTGCAAAAATACTACCGTTGAGATCACCGTCAAACTTTGTAGCTGTAACAGTGTCAGCAACCATTTGAGTCGCACTTAAATTTCCTACAATATCAATTCCGCCATTGATATCGATGTTACCAGTACCAGTTATATCAAAAGAGTTTAAATCAAGTGTACCGCCTAATTGAGGAGTTGTGTCGTTAATAATATCAGATAACCCTGCACTGCCAGAAACTTCAACACCACCGTTTGTAACACCATCACCGATCCAAACTGGTGTAACACCTGCTGAATCATAATCAGTAACAAATATAAGTTCACCACTTAATGGTGTAATAGCTAGTCTTTCTGCATTTGTGCCGCGTCTTAATCGCAATGCCATGATATAAATCTCCTGGAATCTTTATTATATGTATTTATGATTATTTTTGGTTTTAGTAAATACTTAATCATCTTCCTCTGTCAAACCTTTTAACATAGTTAACTTGAATATTTTTTATGTTTATACCAGACTTAACTTCTACTGCTCTTTTTGGAAAGGTTGTTTGAATTAAAGCAGTTGGGTTTTGATACCCTACTCGTGCATCCCCGCCTTCTAAACTGTTATAATCATTCCAATTGCTATCAGTAGGACTTGTTGATTCTGTACCATAATAGAATACACTAGGGTCTTGTACATCGAGTGTTGCAAGATATGTTTTTACATCTTGATATGTCCAGTTTCTATTTAAACCAACTAATGTACTAATAAATCCAGCTGCAACAGGACATGCTGCACTAGTGCCACCAAAAGCACAATCTTCAGGTACGCCTGCACCGCTTCCGCTATCTGCTGTAAAACCTGGATAAGTATCAGGATATACACCTTCTGCTGTATAAGCTCTGTTAGCAGCTAGTGTTCCGTCTGCAGGCATGTAAAAATCAATACCATTACCTCTGTCGCTGTAGTTTACTTTACGTTCTTTGTTACCTGCACTTGTATCGTAATCGTCATCTAATGCACCGATGTTGATAGTTTTATACGTTACTTCGCCTGTTACACCGTCTACAGTTTTTCCTCCTTGTTGAGGAAATCCTCGACGATTAACTGTACCTGCAACTTCTACACCAAACTCAAAGAAACTACTTTCTTCTAATGTGTCGGTATTATTTGTAGCTATGTAGTTGTCAAAATCTTGATGACTCCAGTTGGTTTGTTTTTGGTTGCTATTACCTGCTGCACATACAAACAGCACACCACTGTCGATAAGTTCGTCTAATGCAGTAGTAAGCGAGTTGGTTTTCATTTCACCTTTCCAACGACCGCCATCACCTGTAAGACCCATATGGCTTAACCAAGGCAATCCTGTTTCGCTTGTATACGCTGTAGCTGGGCCGCCTCTAAAATGATAGTAATATGTTGAACCGAACGGATCTTTATCTGCTCTATAACCCCAGCTGTTTGAACTCACTGTAGGATCTTTTGTACCGTATTTTGGATTTACAGGTTTTGTGTTATGAAATATTTTTTGAATATCAAATCCGTATTCAATGTCTGCTCCAAATGTTCCATAAAGATTTAATGTCCATTTGTTAGCATTATATGCCCACCCTTGTGTTCTACCGTATGTAAGTGCCATACAGGGCGTACAGTGGGTGCCTACGCTGCTCTGTGCTGTATTACTGCCGTTACAGTTTGCTCTAGTGTAGCTGCTTGTAATAAAGGGTATTGCACCTGCACTTGGGTATGCTGTGTTAAATGCAGTGCTTCTGTTACTAGTGCTAGTCCACCAACTTCTAGCAACACCTTCAACAGGTACAATAGTTCCGTCCCAACGAGTGGTTAATCGTGCCCCTGGGTTAGCATTAAAGTAGTCAGGATCCAAGTAATAAGGTCCATCTAGTACTAGGTCCAACACATCACAAGTTCCGTTTCCTGGAAGTTTATTTCCGCCTACGTATCCATCTGGATTTGCACCAATACAATTATTTTGAAATTCAGGATGCCCAATCCATCCTGCTCCGTCATCTGCAACAATGACGTCTACATCAGCACCGTCGCCGTATTGTTGAATATTACTATTTACAACAGCATTATCTGCTAATGACCCGTCTACCCAGGGATCTAATTTCTGCATTGGACGCAGTAACTGATAGCCTGTTCTATTTACATCTGTAGCATCTGGAGTAATAGGCAGTGTGTTACTAACTTCAAACTCTCTGTAAACTTTTACATTACCTTGCCAGCGTGTTAGTAGCTCTGCACTAGTACTTTGTAATTCTTCAGGAGGTGGACGGAATGTTTCAGGATATGACATATAGTCAATGTTTATAAACTTAATACGAGGATCTGCTTTTAGTGTTTCTGCTTCTTCGTCTGTTAGTAAAAAAGTACCTCTAGTAGGACTGTGAGGTTTGTCGTCGTGGCATTCGACACATCTGTCGGGTATAGTACTTAACCCTACTGTTTCGCCTATTAATTCGTCGTGTATTTCATTCCATTGTTCTACGGTATGTGTACCTAACTGATAATACTTTTCTGTCATGTTTGTCCCTTAGACTAAGTTAACCCAAGCACCGTTTTCGTAGCCTTGAAATTTGTTGTCAGTTGAGTTATATATTATATCGCCATTTTGTGCTGATAATAAATTACGCTCTGTAGTTGTAAAACTTGCCACTTTAAATGGACTTTGTGTTACTTCTACTCTAGTGCCTGCTGTAAGCAAAATGTCTGTATCACTTGCAAGTTCAGGTGTTCCAGCACCAGCAGTTGTTAAGTTTGTTACTTCTAAACTATCTGCTGTAATTTTATTAGTAACTGTTAAATCATTTTCAACTGTAAGATCGCTGTTCATTGTAACAGCCGGTGTTATTATAATACCACTGGAATCAGAAGTATCCATAGTAGTTGTTGTAAAGGTAAAGTTTCCAAGATTAGCACCAGTAATATCACTGGTTAATGCAAGTGTTCCTGAAGCATCAGGTAAGGTAAGTGTTCTAGCCGCAGTAGGTTCTGTTTTGGTAATAGTAGTATTAAATGATGTACCTTCAAATACAACATCACTAGCAGTTTGAACTAGTGCAGACGTTAAATTTCCTACACTATCAATATTACCATTTATGTCAATATTACCAGTACCAGTAATATCATAAGAATTTAAATCTAATGTACCACCTAATTGCGGTGTAGTATCATTGACAATATCTGTAATGCCGCTGCTTGCACTTGATACTTCTGTTCCGCCAACTGTTGTTCCGTCACCTACCCATAGTGGCGAAACACCTGCTGAATCGTAATCAGTTACATAAATTAGTTCGCCTGACTGTGGGGTAATGCTTAATCTTTCTGCATTTGTGCCGCGTCTTAGTTGCAATACGCTTGACATATTAGAATTCTCCTACGGTAATATTTTATGTATTTATCGCTTTTAGTAGATAAACGAAAAGGATTAGACCGAAGCCTAATCCTTAGTAAGAGTTGTTAAACAAATTATTTGTTGAGTTTTAGAAAACGTCTTGTTCTTTTAGATATATCTTTTTTAATTCTGTCAATATCTAATCTAAAATCAACATTTACAATAGTATCTTGATATTCTTCAAAAAAGTCTTGTAATACATCGTCAATGTCTGCTGTATCTGGTTGATGCTTGATATCTATTTCCCAAGTATCACCGTTGTCAAAATCAACAACTACCATGTTAATATATTCAAGTGGGAGGAATTCCATATCAATGGTTTCAAATATATCCTCCCAATGATCTTGTTTTTGATTATTTAAATCAGGCACTCTCTTTTTTCTTCACTGTTTTCTTTTTAGTAGGTGCAAGTGATTCTGCTTGTTCTCTTAACGCTTTTGCTTCTTTAAACAATGCATCTGCTTGCGACCTGTATTGTGCTGCTAGTGCTTCATCTGTTAAAATACCGTCTTGTGCTGGTGCCTCTTGCGTATATGTTGCAACAGGATTAACTGTAGGTTCGGTATATAATGCTGTTGCATCAGTTGGCTCACCCGAATCTTTAACAGGAACAGTTTCGCCGCCAGGCCCCTTGATTGCTAGATCGTTAACTGTAACGCCTTTTTGTTCGGCAATAACTTTGTTAAGCTCTGCAAGGTTAATTGAACTGTTGGTATTTGGAGTCATGTCAATATCTTTGGTATTGACTTTTGACAATTTACCAGTACTGTGGAAAGCAGCAAGCATAATTCTACCATCTGGTAGTCTAGTACGAGCCATTGCTTCTGCAAACTCGTATGCTTCTTGACCTGCGGACGATTCAACTGCTTTAATCAATGAATCGTGCTCTTCAGCACTTAGACTTTCTGTCGGAACTATCAAGCATTTTTCTGGCTCGCCAGGAACAACACGATAGGCAACAATTACCTTGCGATTGTTCTTGTTAATGCGGCCTACGTGTTTTAGTGTAGCCATATTATTCTCCTGTTACCTCTGCTGGTGCTGCTGGTGCTGCTTGTGATGCTTCTGCACTTGCTTTTGCAGCTTCAGCTTGCTTTTCAACTTCTTTTAGAAAAGCATCTAACTTGTTATATAACATACCAACATTTGCTAGTTCGTTGGCTTTAAATGCACTACGATCTGTTGCTAGTTCAATAATAGCTCTAGCAAGAGCAAGATCTTGAATGTTTAATTCATTTGGATTGTTTTTAGCTTGTTCGCTCATGTGTTTTTCAACTCCTTATATGTTTAATTATGATGAAAATTTTAATTATATTTCAAATATGGACAGGCCAAAGTAAAATAACTCAACTCTTTGGCTGTTTCAAACCCTATGGTGTATCCAACTGTAATATTGTTATCGCTATCTAACTCGACATTATTACCAAAAAAATATCGACCTGTTAATTTAGATTCAATCCAACTGCAAATAGCCTGTTCCATATTGTAGTGTTTTTTTAATGTAACAGTTTCAAAATGGGGAGGGCAAAAACTCACCCTCCTCATGTTTAGTACAGTTAATGGATTAGGATCTTTTAATTTCACGCCGCATCCTCATAATGGGCTGTGACACCAAAAGGACCTTCCAAGTTACGATCGTGGTTGCTGTGGATAATAAACACTGTATCACAGTATTCTGGATCGCCCCAGCTATCCCAAGCATAACCATCTGTGAACATAATGAACTTCTTAGGTTGGATGTCATTGTCCTTCATGTATTTCCAGTTCACCATAAAGTCGGTGCCACCACCACCCATGATTTCGTACTCACTTAGATCTTCGCCACCATCAGCACTAAAGTCTTGTTCGTTATACACTTTGGTATCAAAGCACCAAACTTTGATTTTGTAGTCTTTGTATTCTTCCATGATGCCTTTGATTTCTCCTAAGAAATCTTCAGCCTGTTCATTACCAATACTACCTGACATATCCAGCGACACACAAATGTCAATGGTATCCTGGAAGTTCATGCCTGGCAAGATAGCACCAGTATGCCAGCCTTTGCGGCTAGGACGCGACCAAGTGTAGTCACTTTTGATAGTGCTCTGAATCTGTTGACGAAGCAGCTCACGCCAATTCATCTTAGGTTCAGTCATTTCTTTGATCATACGTGCTACACCAGCAGGAACGTTGCCTGCACCAGCTGTTTGTGCAGCATTAATCATTGCTTCTTTGATCTCATCTTTGATTTGATCAAGTTCTTCTTTGGTGTAACGCGGACGACCTTTACCTTTACCATCGCCTTTGCCTTCTTCTTCGCCGTCACCTTCCATGTCAAGGTGCTCGTCTAGCATTTCGCCTAGTTGCTGTAAATATTCTTCACCGTTCTTTTTTGCTTCTTTGAACAGTTCGTCATATACTTCTTCACTAGTCCAGCCACGGTATTTAAAGTCTTGATAGCAGTCAACGATGCGAGGTTTCTTGCCAATGCGACCGTCTACCAGTTCGTTGTTAACAATGTAGTCAGCAGCAATGTTGTACAGCATAGGATTACGATCATCACGGCGTCCGAGGTGATCGTATACCATGTGGAAGATTTCGTGTGCAATAACAAACTCAATTTCTTTATTGTCCATTGCATTAAAAAATTGAGTGTTAAAGTATAGTTTACGCCCATCTACTGCGGCAGTCATTAGCCAGTCGTCGGCAGCTTCAATCTTAAGACGAGTAGCCATGTTACCAAAGAAAGGATGACGTAGCAACAACCCAACACGAGCAGTAACAATGCGGTCGTATACTTCTGCTTGCATTGCTTCTAATGCAGCACCTACGATAGTGGGATCAGGTTCCCAATGCTTGAGTTTGCTTTGTGTGTTTTTAGCGGACATTTCGTACCTCTTTTGTTCAGTGCCTATACTATATAATAACATATTTACAATATAAGTCAACCAAATAATAGAAAAAGTGAGCGAGTTTCCTCGCCCACTTTGTTACAACTCACATCAAGCAGCTTGTGCAGCTTTGATATACTTGCCATACCGATCGTGGAACTCATCGAAGCATTCAACAGCATCTGGATCAATTGGAAGACCGTATTGTGTAAGAGCAAGTTTAATGCCCATTACAACCATTTCGGTTTCAAAATTATCCATTGCAAAGCGTAGGAAGTTGTTGACTTTTTCATCAAACTTCTTATCGTTTGCATCGCTTGCTTCTTTGAGCTCGTAGCAAAGAGAGACAGTCAAGGAATACTTGGCACTGATTTCTTTAGTCTTAAGCTCTTTAACTTTACCGAGCAAAATGTCGGACGGATTCGGCATGTTTGCAGCAACCTTACGGTGAGCCATAAACTTAACAGCAAGACCTTCACCAACTGCACCTGCAACTAGATCGGTAGTAGTACCTTCGTCTAGTGCATCTTCGAGCAGTTCGCTTACAAACGACCAACTACGTGGTGTTGCAAACGAGCGACTTGAACTCTTAGGATCAAAGTCGTAAAGGTCTTGTTTAGCAAACTGAAGATAACCAACAACATCCTGGTGGATTTTGTTATCAACAGCCCACTGGAACCAATCGTCAAAGTTAACACCCATTTCGATGTGAACAAAGCGGTTAGCAAGTGGAGCAGGCATACGGTAAGTAACACCTTTGTCTGCTTCGCGGTTACCTGCCGCAACAATAATAACATTGTCTGGCAGTTTATATTGTCCTACACGACGGTTAAGAATCAGCTGGTAAGCCGCAGCTTGCACAGCCGGAGCAGCTGAGTTCATCTCGTCAAGGAACAAAACAATATTGTCGTATTGTGCAGCCATTTCAGCATCTGGCAATTCTGCAGGAGCACCCCAAACCATTTTGCCTTCATTGGCGTCGAAGTAAGGGATACCTTTGATGTCGGTGGGTTCCCACAGCGACAAACGAATATCAATGAGGTGACTGTTGCTCAGTGAACGAGTAATTTGAGCAACAATGTCCGATTTACCGATACCCGGAGGCCCCCAAAGGAAGATCGGACGTTTTTTACGCATTGCAAATTGCAGTGCATTTTTTGCTTTATTAGGAGTAAGTGTACGTGCTTCAGACATAGCGTATTCCTTCTTTGTTTAACAGTGCCTATACATATATAATAGTATAAGTGTGCTAAATGGTCAACCTCTTTTGTTCAATTTTATTGTAAAACTTCCAGGATTATTTGGTGTCTGTGTACATTCTCTTATGCGAGGATGATTACGAGCCCATGTTTCGAATTCACGCATCATAGCACCTTGACCTGTTATTACAGTGCATTTCTTATGACCTTGGAGGTACGCTTCTGTTACACGGGTGTTAAAATGCTGCCATGCATTGTGTATATGATATCCATGTAAATCAATCCTCATCCTTTTGCTGCCTTTTCATGGCTTTGATTATTCCGTATTTTCTTAGATCGCCGCTAAACAATGTAAGCTCAACAGCTTTCTTTTCGTGAGTAACTGTTATGCTGCGATTGGTTAGATAGTATGGACAATCAATAAACTGATCAAGGAATATGATAACTTGAGTAGTAAGTGGCATATCTTTAGGATAAGGTATATCATATGTAGATATGCCAATTTTATGTATAACTTCAAATCCTTCGTCTGTTAGTCTTAGGCCGCCTGAATCTTTTTTTCTTGTATTATACCACCATAATGGCATCATAGCCTTAACGTTTTCTTCGCTAGTACTTTGACCCATCTCTTTGAGAAATAGTTTGGTATATACAGTTTTATTACTCATTGTTATGTAGTGTTTCGCCTGCTGTTAGCTTTACAACACTAAATTCTTTGGTTTTAAATAACTCATTTAATTTTTTTGCTAGATTAAATGCATGACCAGGATTTGAAAAACTTGTTTTTTTGTATTTCGGCCCTGGATAGTTTGTTAACGCACTACTACTTTTTAAGTTAAATGGTTTGTTTTGATAAAAGACAGCCCAAATTGCTTCTGCCTCCAAAACTTGTTCGCATTTGTAAGTTACGTTATTTGTATATTCTAATAATATATTTGGCTTCGGCCGACTCATATGCGTATCCTTTAATATAAACTACGCATATATTTATCTCTTTTTACCACGAGCCCGAGTCCATTTTCACTTCTATTACTTGCTCGCTGTCTAGTTTTTCAAATTGTTCTTTGATATATTTTTCCATATCACCGTTCATTCTAGCCATTACAACACCCAAGGTAAAAGCCAAGTTTTTAGCTTGAGTCATATCCATGCGGATTTCTTTGGCTCTACTGGCTTCACCTTGTTTAACTTGTTGTATAAACTGTTGTAATGGTACTGTATTAATCGGCTCTATTGACATTTTTTAGTGCTGCTTTCATATCGTCTTCGTTTTTGAAAGGACCTAAATATTCGTTTCTTTCAATAGTAATTAGCTTTGGACAAAAACTCTTAAGCCAGTTAACATTAAATTTAACTAGATAATATCCTGCACAATACACTGATTTAGATTTTTCGCTTTTGGTAAACAGTGGTAGTTTACGTTTGATATCATACATACTATTGTAAGGTGTACTGCGTGTAGGATATCCATTTACGTCTAAGGACTCGTCATTGCTGCTGCTTTCTTTGATTTTTGCAACAAAAAGGTCTTTGCCAAGTTCTTTTTTAAGTTGGCGTTCTGTTTTATAAAACTTAAGATTTCCTTTGGTACTAATAACAAATCCTTCGTCGTTTTTACTCAGTGTACCAACTCGTACACCTCCATCTTCAACAATCCAAAATTTATCATCAAGTACAGGTTTTGCTTTAATAGTCATGTTTACCTCTCTATGCTGTTTAAGCCCCAGTTGCGTTCTTTACACCACCAACATTCACCGCATGATTCGTTTAAATCTACATCAAATGATTCACATGATTTTGTATATGGTAATAGTGTATCCAACAATTCTAATTTTTTATATGCTTCAAATATACTTTTTTTATCAACCTTTATAAATGGCATATATCGTTCAATATTGCACAAATGATGTTTACCTAGTTCGGAAATAAAGGTTGTATTATCTCTTGAAGAATGTCTTCCAAATTGTAAATCTACAATATTATCTGGATTACGTGTTGTACCATGTATAGTAAAGTCAATAAATCCTTTGTTATACAACTTTTCTTCTTGATTATCTAGGTAACTTCTTTTTTGTACATCTTTGTAAAAAACCAAATGGTTTTTTATAGATTTTGTATTTGTAAGATCAATAATTTTATTGATTACTTGTGTAGCATAAACACTATTGTAATGCTTTTTATTAGGATGACATAGTGTTAATACTGTTATCTCTGCATGGTATTTATCAAGTGCTGAAACCGTAAGATACAATGCTAGTGCTGAATCTACTCCACCACTAACATTTACACAAGGTTTTTTAACACCGTCTGGTATTTTAAATTCGAAATCTTTAAACTTTAACATACCTTGCCTGTAACGGCTCTGCAAAACTTGCTGCCTGATCTGCAATACGTTGCATATCCCAACGAGCACAAAACTTCATAAGACGCATACCAACTTGACTAACATCTTTTGACTCGGTGTTAAGTATAGTATTGTCAATTTCTTGTCTAATATGTTCGGGCTGTGCAGTTAAGTCACACAATGTAACATTGCGTGTATAATCATCTAATACACGATGCTCTACACCTTCATGATCTACCCAACGTTGTAGCATCATGTTATTCCAGTTGTAGCCTTTGGTTTGCTTATCAGCAAACGCTTCAATCAATCCTACTTTGTTCTTTGTGCCTTTTTTTCTAACACCTGGATAGGCACTAAACACATTGTCACTAGTGTCGCCACGCATACACTTTTCAAACAACATGTATTGAGGTTCTGGAGCAGGTTTTGGTTGCTGGGTTTTCTTGTCCACCACGGGCTTGCCTTTGTCATCAAAATATCCTTCGTGCGTAATAGTAGTATTACTTACCCCATTGTACTGACGTACATTAGGTGCAATAAGTTGTGCAAAGTCGCCATCTGTGCTAATAATAACATGATCGTCATTGGGATGATTTTGTATCCAACCTGCAATCAAGTCATCTGCTTCTAGTACAGGATTGTGCAATACAGTGCAATTTGTCTTCTCTGTTACAAAGTCTTTGAACTCGTCAAAGATTTCCCAAAACACTCGATCTTCTTCTGCTTCACGTGGGCTAAGTGCATCACGTGCTTCTTTGCGATTACGTTTGTAGGGCTCGTAGTAATCCTTACGCCAACTACGACCTTCTAAACAGAAAACAACGTGGCTACCATTAAAGTCTTGCCACGCTTTTTTAATACTACTGAGTGTAATGTGCATTGCCATGCCAACTTTGGTGTCAATGTCGCCACGTACAACATGACGAGCACGAAAGAATGTGTTAGCAGTGTCAACTAAAATATAAGTCATGATACTTCTGATTTGCCTTTTGCTATTGGTACAACATTAATATAACCGGAATTTCTGTTTGTGTCAAGTCCTTCTTCACTTAACATGTTATACACAATATCACGGAACCAACGATCTACAATTTCTTCTTCTGGATCATTATCAACACCGTACCCTGCTTCAATTAATTGTTGTACAAAGTATTTGTTCCAGTCCATTTCAAAGAAACCGTTGCGTACATTGTCTTCGTTTACCTTAATATCTAGTACACTAACCCAAGGTTCTTTGCGGCGTGTAGCATATTCTTTAGGGTTACGAGTTTTTAGCTGCTCCATTTCTTTTTCTTCTAGAGCAGCCTTTTCTTCAGCAATACGCTTTTCTTCTGCTTCAATACCAGTTATACGCTTTAACCATTGTTTCATTAGTATTCTACCTTTTGTACAATGTCATCTAATGCCCACGGCAAATCTCTGCGTGTTCTGCCTAGGTTGTAAGTAACATCCATTTTTTGTAAAAGAGCATCGATACGGTTTAACTTTGCAACCGTTT